GAAACCGTCAGGCTCGGGAAGGGGATATCCAACGCGAAGTAAGGCACTTTCAAGTTAAGTCCACCCGGACTAACCCCTGCCTCTGGTAACACCCCCGCCTTTTTCCCAAGGCAAAGGGAGGGAATTGGCCAAGTTATTTTTTGGCCAAACAAAGTGACACTAGGACTTGGCTTTAACGCCGCGCCAAACGCATCACCCGCATTTGCATTTGCAGCAAACAACAGTAGACTTATAACAATTATTTTTTTCATTTTTTAATCAATACCTTGATCTTCAATACAATATAAATAAAAGAAGCAAGCGACACCAATATCTTTAAGAGCAAATCCAATTCGGGTAAAAACCAATTTAAAGTGCCCGTTAAGCTCGCCAGCAAAACCTTTATATCGTCAAAGCTTACCAATTATTTTTCCTTCTTTGTCACAACCTCAACGGGTTCCACCTTGTCGCAAGCTTCACACTTCGAGATGAAGTCTGCGAGCTTCTGTGCTGCGGCCTGCACCGCTGCGTGCTCTGCCCTGTTTAGTGCCGCCATTCCTGCTGCTGTAAAAAGCGTATCTAATGCACGCCTATCTTCACTTATTTTCGGTTCTTCCATTTCGCTTTTGTTTGCCTGCGAATGAAACTATATAAATTCTAACCACTCGGTATCCGCATCATTTGAAAGTGCCGTTCCGGTGAAATTGTCTATCTCATAGTTTTCACCGGCAGCTATCTTCACATGGTAATTAGTGCTACTTACATTCGTAGCCGAAAATCCTACATATATTGTATTCGACGCATCACGATTACCGATGATTAACTTCTTTCGATATTCATTTGATGCAAGCGTTATCCCAGAGGTCTCTGTTACTGCGTTTGATTTTTCGTGTTTAACATTCATATCAGTATGTCATTATTGTAGATTGTCTTACTTGTCCCTGTTGTCTGTAAAGTTTGTCTGCCTCAAGGTGTAACATGGATTCGGCAGCGTTATCTTCCATCATTGCCGCTTCCCTTTGATTGTCTGCACGAAGGTAATCCGCATAGACTCCTCGAATTAAAAACCCTTGAAAAATTTTCGGTATATTTGCGTCCTTGTCCCAGTTTGTTCCTTCAGTAATCGCACCTGTTGATGCCGTAATACTAAAGGGAGCAGCATTGCCCTGACTGATTTGTGCGGAGGAGACATAGAAATTACCAACTCCTCCGGTCTCGTAATATACTTGATCTCCCTTGTTATATGCTTGGTCGGCCCAAACATCCCCTTTGAGTTCCGGGCGAGACTTACGGTACTCAATATAAACAGGAGTAGTAGCAGAACGTAAAATGATCCTTCGGTTGGTTCCATCGTGATCTAGGTGCCAAGAAACTGCCTGCTTCTTTGTAGTTGTGTTGGGGTCTTTATCATACACTCCAAGCACCTCCCCAACGGTGTCTGGTAAATTATAAAAATAAGGTGCTACACTTGCCGTGCTGCTAACTGGTATTGAATCGTTTTTCAATAACTCGGGCCAATACTCTGATTCCCAAGCAATGCACAACCGGGAGTTAGCCAAGTCCCTGACCTGTTTAAATAAAAAGTCAGGCATATTGTCACGATCTTGACCGGCCAACTGTGCCACCCCGTAAAGCACGGTGCTAAAATCGAGAGTGACCATTACAAGTCGTAGGTCTTGCTAAACTTTTTCCTCGAGCCAACCATGGTCTTCGTCCCTCCACATATAACCTTGCTTGCAGGATTGTCCCTCTCGTATTCGGTTTTAAATTGCTCGTCATCCCAGCAATTATAACCCAACCGTTGACCCCAATAATGAAAAGAGGATGGGTCGATCCTCATACGAAGCCGACCCACCCCCTCGATTGCCCGAGACTCGTTTTTGACATGAGCTTTTTGCATAGCACGTTTCTGATTTATCTCCGCTTTGACAGTCTCCATCTGCCATCCCATGCGAAGTTCAGCAACCATGTCGCGCATCGTCGATTCGTCGATGCCTTCCAAGTCTTCGGTTATATCAAACATTAACCCGAATTAACTGGAGAAACCAATTCGACCGCACGCGCTGGGGTTCTTGACCACAAGCGAAACGATGCTACCAACGACTCGGCCCGGGCCTCCACCGTTATCGGTCAAGGGCTTGACGTTCGTCGTTTTTGCAAAACGCAACTCGGTCATGTTGGCTACATCCAGAACATAGGCTAATCCGTTATCCGAATCATACCCTACATCGTCAAGAGGCATCCAGTTCGAGGTGTGCAATCTCAAAGTGCCGAAGTCTCCTTCGTACAAATTGATATTGGCTATCAATGCATCACTACCTTGATCCTTGTTCAAGGTACGAACAACCGTTGCTGCAAGACCGTTTTCGTTCGCAGTTGCTGCGTTCTGAACCGTCAGGTCACCAAACGAAGTGAACTTGCGTTTAACTGACGGTGAGCAGATAACATCGTAAGTTGACCGTGTTCCCGTCTCGAGATAAATGCCTTCCAGAAGGTCTTGCACTTTCTCTTCGGTGAATGCTGATTTCGCTCCGTCATAATACGCAGCAGGCGCAGCGTCATCTACAGTACGGTGACTGCCTGACGCAGTATTTCCACCACGAACACGATAACCATCTGGAACTAATGCAGGGTCTTCTGATGGAGTTCCCTGACAAGTTCCTGCCTCATCCAAGAACGATCCCATTCCCTTCGTCTGGAACGCAGTAGTCGCATCACCTTCAACTGCACTATTTTTAGATGATACAGTTTTCTCGATGTCACGCTTTTGCGTAAGGATCAGTTCGCTGATGCCGTGTGCCAACTCGTTGCGAACACCCGCAGGGTTCACTACCGTGTCAACCAACTCGGCAACACGAAACGCACGCTTGAAGGACTGAACATTGTTCTTCAGTACGCGCCGGTTTGCCTTGGTGTCAGTTAGATGAGCGTTAGTGCCCGGAGATGCCAGATTGATGTCTGTGCCGTCGATCCATCCCGTTGTGCTCGGCTCGATTTTTGCATCTGCCTGCCAATGGATGGTTGTTGCTGTGCCTGCCAAGCTTCTGCCTTTAGGCATCATGCTGGTTAGCGGTGTGTTGCGGTTGTCAACTACCGACAACAAGTCGGATAAATCTTCATGTACCGCTGGGCCGGTGCCCGGAGCATTGCCGGTAAAGCCCGCTTCAATAATAGTCGCCATAATAAAAAAACCTTTCTTATAAAAAGTTATTTAGAACAACGTCTGTCAAATCACTAGAATGTGCAGTTTTTTGGAATCGCTTATATGCTGCTGAAGATTTCGCTTCACTCGCATCAAGAGGGGCCGGTGTTGCGCTAGGTGCCGATGGTTGCGGGGGTGCTTTTGGTTTGGACTTCGATACTGTAGTGGGCTTTTTCCCCCCATTCTGGTATCGAACTGCCTGACCAAGCATCATGTCAGCAACAATCAACTGATGATTCGGTAGGGATTGTATAGCCGGGAACTCTTTGAGATTCTTTGCGTGCAACTCGTACTCCTTGGATTTTTTATCATCCAACCATGGGTACGCCTTTACTGATTCGGAATCCCAATATTCCTTGGCTTGGACAAACTCCTTTTGCGCTGGCAAATGTATATCCAATGCATCTTCTGCATTGTTCAATATACCTTCGACTTGCTCGGGAGTATAATCTACCTCACCATCTTTTCCTTGAACAACTGCCCCATCGCGGTTTGCCCTGCACCATTTTTTAGTGTCCCTCGCACTTCGTATCTTGGCCTCGATCTCTTTACTATTTGTCAGGTGCTGGAAGGGGTTGTCGCTGCCCACTACGGGCTGCGGCGAACTCTCTCCAACGGTTTCCTTGACCTTTTCTAATTCAGAACGAAGGTCTTCAACCTCCGATTCAGCCTCCCTACGTTGACGAGTTAACTTGTCAATGCGCTTTTGAAACCACTCCGGTTCCTCGTCGCTACTATTATCCTGTGAAAGAACAGACGCATCATCACCCTCCTCCGGTGCACTCACATCGGCATCAAGCAATTCCTCGCTTATCGGTTCTGCATTCTCTTCTTTGGCGGTTTGCTCCGGTTCCGAATCAACCGTTTGCTTTTCCTCCTGCTCGACCTTTTCGATCAGAAGTTCTGCCAATCCCGCCTCGTCGATTGCTCGACCAATGTCACCAAGCGCGGTTTCTTTTTCTTGTGGCGAAGTTCCGCTAACCCCGTCTTTAATCTCTTCTTTCATGCATCTAGTAGCCTGCAAGTAGCTGCGAGTTGTTTAAGGCACAAACAAGAAAAGCCTGCCGTGTTAGTGGCAGACTTTTCGTCGCGAATCTAGGATGTGTTTTTGTTCAGACCCTTTAAGGTTTTATTATATAGGTTCCCCGGTAATCGTGCAGATATTTTTCTCCTGCAAATGCCATAAACTCCTCTAGTTCTTTTTTCTCTGATGGGTCGGTGTCTGTTCTGTTCGTTACCGCTTTGCATCCGTAAATAACTGTAGCGTGGTTCATTCCCCAGAATCTGGCGACATCGGATTTTTTGTATCCAGCGTTAACGGCAATCCATTGACATACATGGCGCGCTTTTTTTCGGTGTGCGTTTTCATACAAAGGATGTGATCTATCACTTTGTTTCCCCCGGAGTAGGAGGTTAGGGGTGGCGTAAAAATCAGACGCTGCCTCTGCCAGTAGTTTTAACTTCATTTTTAACTTCATTTTCAAATTATTCGTCACCAAAAGGCTTAAAGCACATTTTGCTCGGCCTGTTTCAATGCCTCTGCCCTGCACCAATCCAAATGATTTTTAAAATCAGTTAGGGAGGATGCTCGGCCTGCGCTGAAAGCGCGACTCTCGCCTTGTGTTTCCTGCATTAGGGTAAACTCCACCTCCTCCTCGAGAAAGTCTTGTAGAGACCTCATTACGGCTTCAAAAACCGCACTCTTTCCATTGTAGGAAAACGCTGTTTGCATTTCGGGATATTTTTCGTGCAATAATTTCATGTTACTGGCTTAACTCCGATTCGACCTATCTTCTTGTTCTCTTCCTGCGAGACACTATGCTGCAAGTTGCCCATGTAGTTCTCGAGCATTTGGCCAAACAACTCATCTTCCTGTGCCACTTGTTGCACCTTCGGATTCTTTTTACCCAACTCCTCTGCATACTGCATCTTCATCCCGGCAGTCGGATCGTTCTCGGTATAGCTTGCCTCGAATCCAAGCATCATCCCACCCATGTCTTTCTTGACCTCCTCGAACACCTTTTGGCTCGCTCCCTTTTGATCCGTCAGGATTTCATCTGCCAAGTCCGGGCTTAATCCTCGAACAAGTTTCTCGATCAACTTGTTTCGTTCAATCGAGCCTCCGACATCCAAGGGCACCAGTTGCGTTGCAATGATCTCGAGCTTCTTCAGCACGAAATCCCTGTCCATATCTTCAACATTAAAACGCAGAATAAAGTCTGGCATATTCTTGTCTTTGTTAATTGGGATATCTACCCCGGTAACCGCAGAAATCTCTTCCGGGCCAAGATACTGAACACACAACTGAAACATCTGTTGATATATTTCAGTCCAGACAGTTAGCCAGTTGTTGATCAATGCTTGCTGCCTTAATGCTGTAGTCTCTGGCGGGATAGTCGGATGACTGATGCCAAAGTATTCATGCACATCTTTTTCGATCAACTCCATCATCGAGAATGCTGTCGAGGCTATCGATGCGGGAGGTTTCATGAATGAATAGTCGCCCGCCTTTGTCACCGGCAACATGACCGCAGGCCCAATCCTCCCTGCCATGCCAAGGCGTTTGTTTACCTCTATCGCTGGCAGGGTCTCGAACGATGTCCTGTCCAGTATCGAATCGCGCTGCGCCTTTAACTCCGCTTGGAAGCTTCCCATCAATTCTGGTATCGACCTCGACTCCGTCAATCTCCGACGAATCTGTTCGCGCTTAAACTCCACGAACGGATACTGGCAATGGTTGTATGGAAGCATCTCATGCTTTGCGAACATCGACTTGCCTGTCGAGTTGTCTCTCGTCACCAAGGGCGAAAAGATCGTGTAATACACCGCTGGCAAATCATCCTCGTTCAATTGTTTTGAATAGGCATAGATCACCTCGATTAAGTTGTCCCTTCGCTCAACAGAGTCTCCGGGCATTGTGCTGAAATCATTCGAGACATCATTTAAGTCAACACTCTTGCCCGCAGTCTGTACTGCCTGTTCAACCCACTTTTTATCCCATCCCTCATCATTGATCCTCGAGCGCAACTCAACCTCGGTCATGTAAACCTTTCGGAACACAACCCGACTTTGCTGCAAGTCTGTTACCTCGGGAGGCACCGTGATCTCGGTGTACGG